CCTACGCGACCTACTTGAAGCGCGGTGAGCACACGCCGGTCGCAGAGATGCGCGCCCTCAGCGAGGGCACGGCTGGCTCGGGCGACGTGCTGCCCCCGACCGAGTTTCACAACACGCTCTCGAAGAAGCTGCAGACGATGGTGGCGCTCCGCAAGATCTCGACAGTGATGCCGCTCGGCAGCTGGAAGCGTGAGATTGCGATGGAGAACAGCCTGGGCAGCGCTAGTTTCCCCGGCGAAGGCACTGCTCCTGGCAGCGATTCGGGCCAGACCTACAACAACGTGGTCCTGCAGCCGAAGCGCCTCGTGGCTCTGCAGAAGGTCTCGAACGAGCTGCTTGAGGACGCCCCCGCTCGTGGCCCGGGCTTCTCAATCGAGTCGATCCTGACCGAGCAGTTTGCTCGCCTGTTTGCGCAGGCCGAAGAGGATGCGTTCATCAACGGTGCGGCCAACGGACCCTCCGGCATCCTGACCGATGCGTCACTGACCTCCAGCGCTGCCAGCGCCACTACCGTGACTGTGAACCAGATCATCGACTGGGTTTACGCGCTGCCCCGCCAGTATCGCGAGCGCAGCACCACTGCGATCGTGATGAGCGATTCGGCTGCCAAGGCGATCCGCCAGCTGGCGTCCATCGCGACCGGCACGGTGAATTACTTCTGGCAGAACGGCGGCGCGCTGGGTGAGCCGCCGACCATCATGGGAATCCCGGTCTACACCAGCGCAGCGATGCCGGCGTTCGGCACCAGCACCAACAAGTTCGCGATCATCGGAGACTGGAGCTACTGCGTCATCGGTGAGCGCAGCGGCTACACGCTCAAGGTGCTCCGCGAGCGCTACGCGGACGCGAACCAGACGGGCTACCTCGCCCAGACCCGCGTGGACTGCAAGCTGACGCAGGCAGCCACCGCGTTCAAGGTTCTCGCGCACGCCTGATCACTGAACTGAAACCCACACCGCTCGGGGGGGAAACCCCCCGGGCGGATTTCAAAGATGCCGAAGGTCAAGGTCATCCAGGCGTATGCGGACACACGCGACGGCCACGCTGTCGGCGAGGTTTTGGACGTGGACGATCGCACCGCCACGGAACTGATCGCCACCGGCCTTGCCGAGCGCTACGAGGCCGAGCCCCGGGCGTGCGTCAAGCCTGACTGCTGCCGAGCCGTGAAGAAGGGAGCCAAGCCGTGACTGATGGCCTGCGCACCAACCTGACCGACAACGGCGCCACCGCGGCCGTGGTGACTGCGGCTGAGTTCAAGACCCACGCCCGCATCTACCACACCCAGGACGATGCCTACATCGCCACGCTCATCCTGAGCGCCACCCAGGTGATCGAGGCCGAGACCCGCCGGGCTCTCATCAACCGCTCTTTCGCCTATCAGCTCGAAGGCTTCCCGGCGGATGGCGAGATAATCCTGCCTCGGTCGCCGCTGTCGAGCGTCACCAGCGTGACCTACACCGACACCGCCGGCGCCACGCAGACGCTCTCTGCAAGCCTTTACCACGTCTACAGCGTGAACGGAGTCGGCCGGGTGGTGCTGAAGAGCACCGAATCGTGGCCTGCGACCGTTGGAACGGGCGCCCTGGACGTGACGGTGAACTTCGTCGCCGGGTACGGCGCCACTGCGGCCAGCGTGCCGGTTGCGCTTGACCACGCCGTGCTCCTGCAGGCGACGCACATGTACGAGAACCGCACAAGCGTCAACATCGGAAACATCGTCAACGAGATTCCGATGACCGTTCAGCGCCTGATCGTGCAGTACCACTCGGGGGACTATCAGTGAACCCGGGCTACATGCGAACGCCGCTGGAGGTGATGACGCCCACCGAGTCGACGGACGCCTACGGGCAGTCGACGAGCACCTATGCCGTGGTCGCGACCGTCTTCGCTGCCGTGAACGAGGCGAGCGCAGACGAGAAGATGAACCACCGCCAGATGAATCAGGTGATCACCCACCGGATTCGCGCCAGGTGGCACCCGGACATCACGCACAAGACCCGACTGCGCACCGTCGCAAACACGGCCGGCATGTCCGTCACCGCCTGGGACGTGGTGAGCGTGATCAACTGGCAGGAGCGCCGCGAATACATGGACATCGTCTGCAGGCAGGTGATCGCATGATGTCCTTCAACGCGAACATCGAAGGCGTCGATGCGCTCGTGAAGCAGCTGCAGGAGATGAAGCCCAAGGCTCTGCACAAGACGCTGAAGGAGCTGCAGGTCAAGGCTGTCGAGCCGATCCACAATCGTCTGCTCGTGCTCATCTACAACATCGTCGGCAAGCACGACAACGAAACGCCCGAGCGAGCGCTCCAGCACCGCTGGCGCCGCAACAAGCGCGGCAGGCCGGTCAAGTACAGCCGCCTCTTTATGATCCGACAACTGCTGAAGACTCCTATCACGGGTCGCAGTGCGTTCGGTCTGAAGTGGGGCGTCTTCCCGCAGAACAACGGATCCTTCGCTCGCGTCAAGATCTGGAACCCCGGCCTGCACCTGATCGACCGCGGCCGCGGAAAGACTCGCCCCTACGTCGGCTGGAACAAGCTCGGCAAGATGCTTGCGGGCGAGGCACAGGGCAGCGTGCTTCCGTCGTTTGTTCAGCGATTGAAGATCAATCTGCAGGCCCGAATCTACCTTCTCGCCGCAAAGCAGCGCGGCACGCTGAGGAAGGTCGCATGAGCGCCATCGTCGCCGCTGTCGTTCGTGACGCACTGACCTCGAGCGCCGCAATCACGGCGCGGGTGTCAACCCGTATCTATGCCTCGTATCGGCCGGCGACTGCACTGCCTGCCATCGTGATCACCTTCGCAAACGACCGAGATGTGAGCCCCAGCATCGGCCGCACCGATCGCCTGCGCCGCATGAATGTCACCGTGGACTGCTTCGCGGCAACCCTGCAAGCCAGTCGCCTCCTCGCTGAGGACGTGCGGGTCGCCCTTCACGGCGCAGCTGGAACCGGCCGCGGAACCACGCAGGTGTTCGAGATCCGAGTGATCAGCGCCGAGACCGAGTACGACCTTGGCGCCGAGGGCACTGAGCCCGAGACGCACATCACGACTGTCCAGGCCGAGTGCACCTATCGGAGCCCGGCTGTGTCACCAGTAACCATCACCGACCCAACGGGTCCTGTTCCATAAGGAGAGCACATGGCAGCATTCACCAGTTTCGGATCGACCCTGAAGGTCGGCGCAACCGTGGCCGGCGCCTATCAGGCACCGAGCACCGCGGTCGGGGAAATCCTTTCGATGAACGTGGACGGGATGACCCTCAACCCTGTCGAGATCACGACGATCACGGATCGCTTCCGCAAGTTCACCCCCGGACTGATCGACTCCGGCAGCGTCAGCCTTGAGGTGAACCTAGACCCGGACGACGCTCAGCAGGCTGCAATCATCGACCAGCTTGACGTGACCGCTGGAACGACTGCCCCCGTTCTCCTGTCCTGGCTGGTGGAGTTTGGTTCGACCGCCAACAAGGGCGCCACGATGAGCGGCATCGGAATGGTGACGAACTTCTCCGTGAAGGCATCACTGGACGCGGCTGTGACTGCCAGCGTCACGATCAAGTGGTCTGGCGCCGTGACCTTCACCGACGTGGACTGATCCATGAGCAACCTTCGAGAGCGATTCTTTGCCCTTCGGGCGTCGGTCCCTTCGGAGACCGTCGAGATCACCGGCGTCGGTCAGGTCGAGGTGCGTGGCCTGACCGCCGCCGGGCGGGACGAGTGGGAGACCCGCCTGTTCAACGGACGGGCCAAGAACCTGCGCAACGTCCGCGCCAGCCTTGTTTCGCTGTGCGTCTACGAGAACGGCGAGCGGGTCTTCAACCCCAACGACATCGAGGCGATGGGAGAACTCCCCGCGTCCGTGATCGACCGGCTCTACGACATCGCGACCAGGTTGAGCGGGATCGGGGTCTCGGATCAGGAGCGTGCCGAGGGAAACTGACGGAGCGCCCGCTACGCATGTTCATGTTCCGGCTAGCGCTGGCGCTCGGGATGACGGTCGAGGAACTAGGCGAACGCATGAGCAGCAAGGAACTATCAGAGTGGATCGCATTCAACGCCATCAGCCCCATTGGGGATGAGCGCGGCGATCTGCAGGCCGGGATCGTTGCAAGCGTCATGGCGAACTGCCATCGGACCAAGGGCCAGCCATTCAAGCCCGTGGACTTCATGCCCTTCGTGAAGAATGACAGCACACCCGAGTCAGCGCTCGCGCAGCTGCGCAAGACGATGAAGAAGGAGCCCCGCTAATGGCAGCCGCCTCGTCCAAGATGGAAGTCCAGCTGAACCTTCTGTGGGCGCAGTATGAGAAGGGACTTGCTCAGGCCGAGAAGGTCACGGCGACCAGGAGCAAGAGCATCGCCGCCATCCTGAACAAGGTCGGCAACAGCTACAGCAAGGCCATCATGTCGGGTGCGGTTGGACTGTTTGGCGCGAACGCCCTCGACCAGGGCATCCGGGCACTTGCCAAGGAGATCGACTCGCTGGATCTCAGCAAGTTCCGTGACATGGGTCAGGTGGTTGACTCTATCGGGTCTGCGCTGAAGAACGTGATCACACAGATCCCGCTGATCGGGAGCCTGTTCCAGTTGGGCGAGTCGATTGGAAACGTTTTTTTGGGAAGCGAATCCGAGGCCGCACAGGCCAGGGCCGCCGAAGAGCACCTCAAGCGCATGGCCGAACTCGGCGAGCAAGGCCGAAGGATTGCCGAGGAGACCGCGCGGATCGAGCGCGAAAGGCAGTCAAATGCCGATGGCATCTACAAGACTCACAGCGACTTCCTGCGAGACATGAAGCAGGCCGAGATGCTCAACAAGGCCACAAGCGATGAGGAGCGCGTCAGACTCCAGCGTCACTTCGAGATCGAGGATGCCCTGCGAAATGCGCAGGAGCAAATGCGCTCCACGAACATCGCCGCCGACTACCAGAAGCGGATCCTTGAAGAGATCGAGCAGGGCATGAAGCGCAAGAATGAGATGGAGGACGAGCGCAAGCGCAAGATCGAAGAGGCGAACGCCGCGAAGCAGGTGGAACTTGAGATGGAGCGCCTGCAGTCGGATCTGGCGAGAGCGCAGGCAGAGGCTGGCGAAACGCTTTCGAGCATTCAACGCTCGTCCAACATTTCCAGCATCGGCACCGCCGTGGGCGGCGTCCGTGTCGCTGGCGCCGTTGATTACAGCAGCGAGCGCATGGCTACAAACCTTGAGCGGATTCGAGATATCGAGACCCGCATCGAGGAGAACACCCGCAAGACCGCCGAAGCGCAGAGGGCTAACTGATGGCCGTCGTATTCAGTTTGCAAAACCAGAACGTCGTGTACGACCGGGATCAGTTCACCGGCACGGCCACCTACAACGTCCGCGACGATGCTGGTGCACTTCTGACCACCCAGTCGATCATCAGCAGCGCCGCACTGACCACCGTGCTAGGTTCGGCTGCGACCGCAGGAAGCGCGCTGAACTCGTTTGGCACTTACCTGAACGGGACAGGCACGGGCACCTCCAGCTTCTCGAAGTTGAACTACAGCGGCTACACGCTGGCGAACACGGATGGCGGGATGGCCTGGACTCTTACCGTGAACTTCGGATCCGCGCAGAGTTCCTACGTTCCTACCGCAGTTGCCAGGGACATCACGCCGGAGAATCAGCCGGGCTTCACGGCGGTCGAAATGGACATCGGCGCCGCGATCGTCCCCACCTTCCGGGTGAACAACTACACGCTCCCGTCTGGCGGCAGCATCAACACCCCGGGAGAGAGCGACATCGGCGGCACGCCTGTCGATCAAGCTGGCGAACCCATCGACGCCTTTGTTTCGACCATCCGATTCACGCTGCGAAACGTGATGAACGGTCGGCCCACGTCATCGCTGCTCTCCGCGATTGCGTCGCAGACGAACACCCGCAACAGCACGAACGTGACCATCGCCGGTTTTACATGCGGCGCCGGCACGCTCCTGTTCACCGGCGCGCAGATTTCGCGCGTCGGCCCGAACGCCTACGAGATCACCTACTCAATGGCCTATGACAGGGACTACCACCTTCGGCAGATCGCGGCCGTAGATGGAGCAAAGCAGGTCAAGCTTGCCATCATTTCGGCTGGCGCTCTGACTATGGACGCCACAACTTTGCAGAACAATGCAGACGCACCGAGGTACGCGGGCCAAGTCATGTGGCGCCAGCCATTCCCGGGCGTCACCGATTTCTCTGGTCTCGTGAGCTGGTTGCCGTAATGCCACGCCTCGGCGCCACCAGCA